TTCCACGACGAATCATCCAGTCAGTTGACCCGACTTTGAATTCAATCTCAACCAGACAGTCCTTCTCATTTGTAGAGTTGAGAAGTTGTGGTTTATTAATCTTGCGGAAGGGTTTATTGAACAGAGAGAAAGTCAGTGCATCCAACACCGTGGACTTTCCTGCCCCGTTGCTTCCAATTACGATGGTCGTGGATTTCTCATCCAGTTGGATCTCAGTCCACTGGTTCCCCGTAGAGAGAAAGTTACGCCAACGAATTTTTTGAAAACAGATCATCTTTAGGAGGAACTATAATATCTTCAGGGGTAATTACATTATACTCGTAATTGTGCATTTCGCAAGCGGCAACAGCCGCATCGTCATCAACCTCAACTACCAACATCTCAGGATAATCGTTGTCTTCTAACTGCAAAGCATATCGAGTTGCATCGTCCTCCTCTTCAAACATGAGAAGAACTTTGTCACCAGTCTTGCCTTCAAGAGCGAAGGCACCATCTTCCTCGTATCCTTTGATAGTAAGAATAAACATTACTCTACTTCGCAAGCCTCTTTGTATACGTCTTGTAAAATAGAGGTGATAACTGCCTTGTCCAGGTCAACTTCAGCCTCTTGAATATATCTATTCAAGATAGAAATTGTATCCTCAGATTCTTCAGCTTCAAACTCCTCACTCTCGACAAACTCAAAATTTTCTACAACCTTCAGTTCAAACAGATTGGAGGAATAGAGTTTGTCAATGTACTTCTCGAACTGTTTGGGATCAGTCTTCTTGCGAACAATGACTTTGACGATCTTCTCTTCAAACGGTGTGGTGTCCAACATCTGATGAGGAGTGTCCTCGTAATACAGAGTGTGGAACATTTTATATGGATTATTGACAGGCGTATGCTCTAGAGTTTCCGTATCAAAAATATGAAATCCCCGAGTATCGTTGCAATCATTCCAGAACATTTCGTAGGGGTTTCCCAGATAGAACACTGTTCCATTATCGGATCGTGTATGATAGTGACCCGAAAAGACTTTGTTGAACTTGTCAAATAGTTTGCAGTCCATACCCTCTTCCATGATGTGACCGCGATGCGCTCTAAATCCGTTGAGTTCAAGGTGCCCCATCGCGCACTTGCTACTTGAATTTTTAATCGAAAGGAAACTGCTCTCAGAATTTTCTGCATTGATCCACGGGATAAACAATACTTTCAGTTTATCTATCAGAACCTCAGTGCATTCAGAGTATACCTTCACGTTATCATATTCACGAAGAAGCAAGTCAACTGCATTGACGTGATTCGTGTTCTTATAATATGCAGTGTGGTTTCCAACAACTGTATGAACCGTGATACCCATATCACGTAGACGATCATAGTAGTTGTTCTTTGCCCATGCAAGAGAGGAAAAGTCAACACCTTTGCGACTATCAAAGGTATCTCCCATGTCGATCACTGTCTTGATATTCTCTTTCTCCAGAGTGGGAAAGAAAACATCGTTATAGAATCTCAGAAAGTAATCATGAAAGAGTTTTGAGTTCTTGCGACAGCCAAAGTGTTGATCAGTAATAATGGCTGTCTTCATTGATAATACATTCTCGTTTGAACTGCGTCCTTGATGCTGTTATAATCAGAACTTGATCCTGCCATCATACCATCGTCTGAGAAGACTTCATCATAACCAGACCTTTCAAGAATCTTGGTTTTGATCTCTAGTTGTTTCTTTTCCTTTTGGATTCTCCTGAGAAACGCATAATGAATGATCTGCGTAAAGTAAGCAAAAGGATTCGAGGATTTCTCAGGATTAAAATTATTAATGTACTGAACGCAATTTTCGATTCCATCACACACCATATCGTCTTTGAACATGTAGTTCACAAAGTTTGGTTTGTAGGACAAGTGTGTTGCAATCTTTAGAAAACACTCACCCAGGTAATTTGTAATACGCGGTTTAGGTTCTCCTCTCGTTTCCGCAAGAGCAACTTGTTCCTTATATGCGACGATCGCAGCAAGAAACTCTTTGTTGTTTACGTAGTGTTCGGATCTCTTCCTAGTCCTTGGCATTACATTAGACATCAGTATGTTTATCATTCATAATAATATTATATCACACTTATCAGGCTTGACAAGTAGTGATTCTATGAGTAGACTAACTCTGTCAAGGGTGATGAGACAAATTAGCTTTCATTAAAAAGCTTCTCTAGAGAAGCTCTTGCATCTTTGACACTTGACACATAACCCATTTCCTTAGTGATCTTGTTGGGTTTAGGTATCTTGATATTGTAGTAGTAAGCCATTGCAAATCTGGTATACGTGTGTGCAATGTCTTCATCAAAGATTTCACTGATAGTGAGCACTTTGTCCATTCTCACTATATATGTGGTTTCTCTACCAGATTTGATCCAGGGTTCTACCTTGACAATGTTGACATTCAT